TTGTTCAAATAGTTCTAGCTTTTGTTGATAGTTAGTAGTCCAAAAATCCACACTAACTCTAAGTGTATAAGGAACAGGCATCAGTCTCTCAACAGTAAATGCTTGTCCTTGAGTAGTAGTATAGCTTTGAGACTCTTGATCGTATGCGCGCTGTGCAACATTAATTTTATCAACAAAAGTTGGATTTGTAGTCCATCTTTGATTATACTCTATTCCAGTTATATAATATGTAATCAACGGTGCACTGGGTAATGTGCTAGCACTGTTATTTGCAATAACGGTCGCTGCTTGACGACTCTGATCGCCATACATAATAGGAACACGAACTAAAATATCGTTTCCGTTAGGGTCTTTGCCCTTAGTTACATACCATTGACTAAAAATCTTAGCAAATTGTATTAAGAACCTTCTTACTTGGTTATCATAGAAGAAATGTGACATATGTTCCTATTATATTTCTGGGGGCAGAATATCAGGCGCCGGCTGCAAAATACTTGATAGCGGTTGCAATTCAGGAACTAACTTCTGCTCATTATTTAGATATAGTTTATTCGGGTCATTTATAAAGCTGTTGAGTTGTGACTCATTAGCTGCATCAGCAAATCCAGTTTCCGTGCGAACATTAGAGCTTATTCTTACCCATCTAGTACCGTCCCAACGATACAATATTTGTGGTAGATAATCTATGCGTAAGAAGTAGTCACCTACTTGGGGATTTGCAGGGAATGCTACACCGGCACCACTTGCTCCTAAGCCATTTTGATTATTTAATGGGAATCCGTTAGGAGGAATACCGTCCCCTGTCATGTAACCAGCACTGTAGCCAAATGATCTTGGCGTTGACCTAGCGATAAACTGAAATCCAGGAATACAATCTGCACGATAATCCATGTTAGCAGTGACATCACCGGTAAAGCCTGGCTGTGTTGGGTCTTGGTCAGCAGTAGCATACGTATTGTCAGCAGTACCATACGGTCCAATTACCATTCCCAGTGACTGAATTCTGAGTAATTTATCAGTTTCAACTGAACCGCTTCCACTCTCAGTTTTCTGCGGAGCAAGTTCAACTACATTGATTTCAGTCTGAATAAACTTGTCAATCTTTTCATTAATAGATTGACTATCTACTGTCATATCCCAAATATTTTCTAATGCTTTTTTGCTAATTCTAATACCAGCAGCATAATTTCTATATTTAGGACTTTTGACTAGCATGACTGAACCTGATACTTGAACACCCGTATTGCTCAAGTTCACATTGATACTTACAGGCGGCGCAGGTTGATTTAATCTCTTTGACAATACACCATTTTGTTCGTAAATTCCATATGTAGGCATAATATAGAGTTTACTAGTATCATAACCTGATTTAGGAAGTAACTTTTCAGCTTCTTGTAATGCAGCATCATTTACTGAAATATTATAGTTATAAGTGCTGACAATATCATTTACACTGCCATTATCAATTACTTTCCAATATGTTTCATTGGGAGGAGTTGTCCCAATCGGAACATCAGTGATAGACTCATAGACTTTTCCGCCATATGTTATAGTATAGCCAGGAGGATATGTTTTTGTGTTATCCCAATCACCTAAGTAATTGTCTTGTTGTATAGGCTGGTTAAGTATATCAGCAAATTCTTCACTGTTTACTAATTTCTCACACTTGATACGCCACAAGTGAGGATACCATGTTTGACTGAAACCTTCGCTTGCATAATTGGCATCTGTAATTTGCATATAGCGTTTTAAAGCTACAGGGATGGCTTCGTTTAACGGGTCATAGTCAACTAAGTGCGGCAATTCAATAACATCTCCTACCATAAGTTTGCGACCTATTATATCAATCATGTCATTATAATGAACAGTTATGAATATGATATCGTTGTTTAAGAATAGACCAAACTGACTTAAATCAAAATCAAGATTTTGAACATTGTAATGTCCTCTAAGTCTATAGATAGTGCTATCATATTTACGATCACGGTTTTCTAAGAACAGTAAATCTTGAATTTTAGTTGGGTCAGGAGTAAGCTGCTGTGGCTGAGTATAGTCAGTACTTGGACCCTGGTTAGTAATGCCCACATATTTGTGTACATATAGGTCAGTGCCACCCACAGTAAATTGTTCAGATATCGTTCTGTCTAGGAATCGATAATCATTCTGCTTGTTCGAACGGTATAAACTAAGCCGGGGCATATTAAACTCCGCCCGCCATTTTTTTAGCGAGTAAGTTAGCCTTTCTTGAGGCATTTCTTTTAGCTATAGTTTCGGGACTTAGTTTTTTACCAAACATACCATTTGATTCCCCGCATCGCTTTCTTTTATCAATCCATTCCTGAGATTGTTTTCTTCCTTTTATAGACTTGCTTTGTTTAATTTTTGATTCTTCTGAACGAACTCTGCCTATTCTTGTCTGTCTTAGTTTTTCTATGTGTTCAGGTGACTGTTTTTTTCCAAAGTTTGGACTTAGCTCACCTCTTTTTCCATATAATGGATTGTTTTCTCCAGACCACATCAAACTTTTAATGACTGAACCCCGCTCTTTAATATTATTAAACGTTTTAGAGTTTATCTTATATCGTTGTTGGTGATCGTTTTTACGGTATAGCATACAACTAAATGCATTCCACATTTGGTATTTGTGTTTAGTTTCTGACACCATTTTAGTAAGAAGCCAGTGACATATGAAATGTTCCCTAGCAGTGAGAGAAACGATATTGTCTTTACGATTACTTCCGCCCAAAGATTTAGGAACGATGTGATGTTTTTCAGTGTATCCGTCAAGGATTCTGTCTCTAGCGACCTTGATGATATGATAATACCATTTTGTATATTTTGTATCATTGAACATATAGTTATTTATCGAAAAAAAATGGTTGACACGGTTACCCAAAACTGATATAACAAACATATAGCAAGGAGATAGTGATATGGCACAGCAGATGCTCAATGAAATTATGAAGCAGATGGAAGAAGATATCCGCTGTGATATTCACGGTGATATCTATGGTCATGAATATTGGGCAGAAGAAATCTTTCGCCTCCGTGCTGAACTCCGTCGCTTGAAGGAAAAGGCTATTGAAGATAGCTGGGCCCGCAATCCTGATCGTATGGGCGGACAGTTCACCGATGAAGAAATCAATCGTTCTCGTGATGGAGGTTGGTAATGAAAGTTTACGTAGTCAATGTAACTAGCTGGAGTGGCTCCGACGAAGTCACTAGCGTATATTGCGTGAAAAATTCCATGGAAAATGCAATTGCATTCTGTGATAGCATGAACGCGAACCGAAATTCCTCATATACTCCGTATTATGATTATGAAGAATTTGAAGTAGAGGATTCATGAAATGACTTTTGAACAATGGTTTGAATACGAGTTTGCCCCTTCGTTTGCATACAGCAACGATGATCCATACCAGTATGAGTCTGCTGCCCGCCGTGCATGGGAAGCAGGATATACCGAAGGGTTTGAAGACGGTGCCTATGAGGATCATGCGTAATGACTTTTGAACAATGGTTTGAATACGAGTTTGCCCCTTCGTTTGCATACAGCAACGATGATCCATACCAGTATGAGTCTGCTGCCCGCCGTGCATGGGAAGCTTCTCGTGAAAATATGACGGTAGAGGATATCTGATATGAAGCCCGGGTTTTATGTTGTGCGAATGCCCAAGAATGGGAATGGCGGAAGGCTAATCGTTGAGAGTGTCCCGTTTAAGGATAGACAAGCGGCTGATAACTGGTGCGATTTTATTAAGGATGAGCTTCCCAACGATGATGTATTTGTAATTGAAAGGCATTCTGATGACGTTTGATGAATGGTTGGCTACTCAGGATAACTGTCGTCCTACTGATTGGTCTAGCATGAGTGGGGCATATCGCTTTTGGGTAGAAATTTCCCGTCGTGCCTGGGAAGCAGGATATGCCGATGGTGTAGAAGCAATGGGAGGTCCAGTTGACAACTAACGCTTACCTCTTCATGTGGAACTGCTATGGTATTGAAGCCATTATTCCTATCACACAATACGAAGATCAGAGCAAGCTTGATATTTGGAATATTTTGCAGGAGAAGCCTACTGGTAAGAATCCACTAGACGATATCCTTGTACAGATGACCATGCGCGCCCGATTCAATACAGAGCGTAGATATGAAATCTATGCTATGGACTGTGATGAAAGCATAACACTAGAACAGTTGTTTGAATTTTGGGACAACTGTCCGCAGGGCGCCGCCGACCTAACTCGTGAAAAAGGTGTCTGCCTTTTCAGCAACCGAAACAAAACACAGAAAATCAAAATCACCTAATTTTCTGGTTGACACTGGTTGCCCATTCTGCTATAACGAATGTATAGCAAGGAGATACTAGATGGGTTATCAGGTGCTCAACTATACTCAGGAACTCCGCAAGAAGTATGGTCCTCGCAAAGGACTCGAAGGTCCCTTCTTCTATCCTAATGGTCGTGTCACATACTACGACCCAAAAGAGGGTGCATATTGGGACCCAACTACCGATTTTTACCTCTCCTACGAAGAGCAGGTTGAACTCCAAAATATGATTTTTGACAAACTTAAGGCTTGACATTTCAAGCCTACCGTTGTATAGTGATATATAAGCTGAGAAATTAGGAGATATCAGATGGCTCGTCGTGCAATCATCGCTAAGGTTAGAAAGCCCAAGAAGACCGTTGTTCGTGTTGGCAAGAAGGGTATTGCTCTTGCTGCATCTGGTAACAACCTCGTGAAGGATTTTCGTCCGAAGGATGTAGATGTCCTTCGCTATGGTCCCGAACCCACTTTCAATGACAATCAGCCTTCTGATGAACAGCGTCAGGCTGTTCTCTCTGATACCTACAACTGGTATTCGCGCTTCTGCACTCACAAGGATGCTAAAGAGTTTCTGATCCAGTATCTTGAAAACAACAAGACTGACAAGGAAACGATCAAGCTGGTTCGTAAGAGCCCTGACAATCGTATGGTTACGACTGCCGGTTGGGCTGCGCGTTGCGCTACTCGCGGTCTCATCCTGACCGAAAAGCAGAAATCTTACATTCAGGAAGCCGTCAACAAGCTGGTTTCTTTTGCTAATGCTGGCGTCAAGGACGATACAGTTGAAGGTGAAGAGGTTGTTGCAAAGCCCAAGCGCACTGTCAACATTCAGGAAGTCATGCGTGAAAAGGCTGACGAAGCACTTAGCGATGTTGAGGCACTGTTTGATGAATTCATCACCGCTGGTTGCCCCAAGGACTTCAATGTTGACAAGAAGGTCGTTGGCTTCTTGTCTGCACGTAACGTTCTTCCCCAGCATCTTGCACCTGCTATCAAGCGTTGGCAGAAGCTGCTTGAAGAATACCTTGAATTGCAGGAAGGCAAGTGCAGCCAGCTTAACGAAGCATACAGCAATCTCGGCAAGATGCAGGTTCGTTATACGATCAAGCTGATTGAAGATATCATCGGTGAAATGAACGGTTACATCAGCCTCAAGCAGGCAACTAAGAAGGTTCGCGCTAAGAAGACAGTTCCCGTTGAAGTCACCGTCAGCAAGCTCAAGTACTGCAAAGCTTTCAAGGACGATACCCTCAAGATTGATATTGTCAGTCTTAACCCTATCAAGCTTCACCAGTCTACAGAAGCCTGGATCTATGATACTAAGCGCCGTAAGATCCATCACTATGTCGCAGATAGCTACAGCAAGTGCCTGATGGTCAAGGGTAATACTATTCTCGGCTTTGATAAGAAGGAATCTGGTATGAAGACCCTTCGTAAGCCTGCTGAACAGATTAAGGCACTGATGGGCAGTAAGCCTGCTGCTCGTAAGTATTTCAAGGATATCAAGGCTGTTGAAGCTGTGCCGAATGGTCGCTTCAACACAGATATGATCATTCTTAAGGCGTTTTGATATGGGATACACTGCTAATAAGTTCTTTGCATTCCCTAGTACAGAAGCACCGGAAGAGTATGTGTTCATTGATACCAGTAAAGTCACTAGTTTCAAACGAATCGGAAAGAGTGGCTTTACTTGTGTATCATTTGGTGTTAATCCTCCTAAAGGATTAGAGTACAATTATCCCATAGTTCTAGACGACTTCACTATTACCTCATACCCGTTCACCTCATTTTCCCCGTTGGTTGAGGTTGAATATGCTAGTGTGCCCGCTAATCTTAAGCGCAGGTACACTAAATGGGCAAAGTATCAATAAAGGAACCACATGAACAACATTGATTTAACCAAGTACGCAGATTTTGTCCTCACTGTATGCAGTGATACAAGCAAGAACACAGAAGCATTTGTAGACCACGTTCGTAGACTTCACAACACTACCGATGTTAATATTCCACTGTTGCTTACTAGCGGCATTGGTTTGGGCAGTGAAGGAGGAGAATTCCAAGAGATTGTGAAGAAGGTACTGTTCCAAGGTAAACCTTTGACTGATGATACGGTATTTCATCTTAAGCGTGAACTCGGAGACATTGCATGGTACTGGGCTAACGCTTGCAACGCACTTGGGCTTGACCCTAACGATGTTCTCGCAGAGAACGTAAACAAGCTAGAGTCCCGCTACCCTGGTGGCAAGTTTGATGCTCACTACAGCGAGAACCGCAAGGAAGGTGATTTGTAATGGACCATCTACAAGAAGCTACCTATAAAATTATAAAAGAACAGTTTGGTATCGAAGTAGTAGATGACACTGCGCATCTAATTCAAGATTTAGGTGGTGATCTACTCGATATCATAGAACTGGTAATGTCTATTGAAGAAACCTTCAATGTTGAAATCAGCGATCTTGAAGCTGAAAACATTCAAACGGTACAAGATGTGTATGAATGTATAAAGAAGGTTTCTTCTAATGAGCGATGATACTGCTCCTGCTGTTGTAGGGGGAGTGATCATTGGGTTGTGCTTAGGTGCAGGATTAACGCTGCTGGTGATGGGTCACAATCTTCAATATGATGAAGTTCAGGCAAGAAAACAATTAGTTGAACTCGGGGTAGGAAGTTATGATTCTCGGACAGGTTCATTTCAAGTGAAAGGATGTAATAGATGATTGTTTCTGATCACGCTAGACTACAAGGTCTAGCCGCACGAATGAAGTGGTTTCATGATAACAAGCTTGACATCAAGCCGCAGCGTGTAAGTGTATATCTACTTGAAATGGCTTCGGTACTGAATAATATGGAAAAAACTCAGTGCTGTACGGATGATGATCTTGGCATTCTTGATAGTGCATTGAGAAAGGCAGAAGAAATTTGCCTTCCAGAAGACGCACATCTATACACATACGACCCTAATTGGTCACTGTGGGGATAATACTATCTTATGTTAGGGCCATCGGTATGTGAAAACTGCCAGCTAATAGCAGATTATTTCCCTAACAAAGAGAATCCAAACAAGCAAGGTGAGTGGTTGTGTCCTAAATGCGGTTTTTGGTGCAACGACTACCTTGCTGGATATAGCAGTGAAGATCAAGAAATGATACTTCTAGCTACAACAATACACAAAGAGAATCAAGGCCATAATGTTTCCTGATAAATAACTATAACGAGGAAACATTATGGCCACGAATATATTAAGCACTCCAACCAATTATACATTACCTGAACTAAAACAGGCATTGTTTGAAAATCTACGCTTGCGTTTAGGCGGGGATATCATTGATCTAGAACTAGATCCAGATCATTACGAAGCAGCATATAACTATGCGATAAAATTGTATCGCCAGCGAGCAGTCAATGCAACCCAAGAAACGTATACGTTGATGACTGTTATAAAAAACGTAGACACATATACTCTTCCTCAAGAATTTATCAATGTACGAGCAGTTTTTAGGCGCACCGTAGGTCTTGAAACAGGTCCAAGTTCATCTAGCTTTGATCCATTCAGTAGCGCCATTCTTAACACTTATCTGTTAAATTACAACTACACCGGCGGTATGGCAACATATGATTTCTACGCAGGGTATGTTGAACTTGCTGCTAGAATGTTCGGTGGTTATTTGACATACATTTTTAATCCGGTTACCAAAGTATTAAGAGTTACTCGTGACTTCAAAGGAAGTGGTGAACGCATTCTTATTTGGGCTGATTTGCAAAGATCAGAAGAAGAGTTGTTGCAGGATCCATATGCAGGGGTATGGATCGGGGACTATACATTAGCCACATTAAGAGCTATCATCGGTGAAGCCCGTGAAAAATTCGGCTCAATTGCAGGCCCAGGAGGGGGCACATCATTGAACGGGCAGTCAATGAAAGCTGATGCAGCAAAAGAGCAAGAACGCCTCATGAATGAACTTAAGAACTATGTTGATGGAAGTCAACCTTTAACATGGATCCAAGGTTAATGCGAGCGCACGAATTCATAACTGAATCGGTTGATCCAACTGATCACGAAAATGGTTTACAATTAGCCAGACGCCCGTTGCCCCATACCTTTATTATTCCCGAACTCACAAATCAAGATTTCTACAAGATTTATAGATTTGGACTTGCGGTTGCAGCAGTAAGAGGAGAGGGTGGACAAGATGACGGTGTCCAAAATAAAAAATATCAAGAACCGTTTGCAGCAGAAAGTGAATGGGGTGAACACGAGGTTGTATCTTCGTTTGACCCAAACATCGGTCAGGTTATTGACAAGGCGCTTAAGCTAGTTCATCTTAAAGGCAAGAAACCAGTAAGCACTCCAGCAAGTCAAGAACAAAGTGACGTTGAATATGTTAGTCCGATTAAGCCGTTCGATGGATATCGCAAATGAGAGATGCAACAGAAGTTATTAAGGGACGCTGGCCAGAAGCCGAAAAGATATTAATGAAACATCCTAAGATGTGGCCCGGATATGTCTACTCCGTAACAACGGGCAAGAAAAAGCAAAGAAAAACTTGACGCGCCTAAAAAAACTTGCTATTATTGTAACAAGTCAGTAGATGCCATGAACTATTCTAGGTGGCACGGTGACAATTGTAAGCATAAAGGATAATGACATTTTAGTAGGCATCGCGGGATTAATAGGATCAGGCAAAGACACAGCAGCAGATTATCTCTGCACTGTGCATGGCTTCAAACGAATAAGTTTTGCTAGTGCGCTTAAGGAGGCGGTTAGTGTAATATTTGGGTGGGAATACGAACTTCTTGAAGGGTCAACTAAGACTAGCCGAGAATGGCGTGAACAAGTGGACGAGTGGTGGGCAACTCGTTTAGACATTCCACATCTTACCCCTCGTTGGGTCTTGCAGCAATGGGGAACAGAACTTGCACGTAAAAGCTTCCATGACGATATTTGGATTGCTAGCGTAGAAAACAAATTACGATCCAACAGTGATGATATTGTTATTACCGATTGCCGTTTCTCTAATGAATTACAAGCTATTAAGAATGCAGGCGGAATCACTGTAAGAACTCATCGTGGCGAGGAACCAGAATGGCTTAATATAGCCGGGTTGCTTAACATAACACAGAATAGCAATGTTCAGGAAGAATGTCGTGAGATGTTACACAAGCTAAACATCCATGCTAGCGAATATAGTAGCGTTGGATTGGAATATGACTTTCACTTGAATAATGATGGCACGATTGACGATTTACACAAGCAGATCGAATCAATAATCAACGGTTAAGTCTCCCCTACGCCAGTTAACTTCTTTGCGCTTGACAACCTCAATGCAATTGAGGCATATAGTCTTCAAGTTGCTGAACAACACATTATTAAGATTACCGTCAACATGAAACACTGTCAGTTGGCTAGGATATAAACTTTTAAAACCACATAGGTCGCAATGTGGTTTTTTTCGATATCCAGCCTTCTCCCAAAGATAAATTGGGGTTTTATTTTTAGGTTTATTCTTGCCACAGTTATCACATATACTGCGGTAGTAGGTTTTTCCTTTTCTAACATAGTTAATGGAACATCTATTTTTGTTGCACACACTGCAAATAGGTCTATTACTTTGATCAAGTGGCTCAATAGGAGTTCCTTCTTGTATGCGTTTATTCAGGCGCCGCGCCCTTTCTTGGGCTGCATTAATCTTTCTCTTTTCTCGTAGAATACCCCGATGTTCCCGGGTTATCCTTTTCTGTTCTGCTATTCTTTCTTTTTCAGCGCGTTTTTCATTCCTAGCTTCTATTCTTTGTTTGCGCTTATTCTCGTTTTTTAATGATGTTGCAAGTTTTCTAGCTTCATTAGCTTTTTTTATTTTTTCAATAGACTCTTTGCTTCTTTTCTTTCCCTGAGGCCAGCCTATACCGCGATGGCCACCGGGAGCAATATTCCATCCTAATGCCTTTGTAGGTCTAAGTTCTGCCTCTTTCAAATAGCATTCGTATTCTTCTCCGATGAATATTATTTCTTTTATTAAGCTGTCCCAGCCGTATAAATTAATTGCATTGGTTAAGTGTGGGTTTTTGTGGATACCTTCTACAACCATATTGTAATGATTCAGCATCCGCTTTTCAGCGTTTATTGAAACCCCTATATATCCTTCTTTGCTGGGGTCAGTATGCTCTTGTTTGTGAATCCAGTATACCGATGCATTAGTTTTTTTCATTTGTAAACTTTCTTTAAAGGTATGATTATTTAGTAATATTCAACAAAACACCGCATTTTTTTTGATGACGCATAAATATTCATAGAGGCTATGTAATTTATAGTCAACAGGTGGTAAACCTCATAATCATACAAAAGGAAAATAAAATGGCAACACTCGTTTCACCAGGTGTATCAGTTACAGTAGTTGATCAAAGTCAATACTTGCCCGCACCTACTAATTCAGTTCCTCTTATTGTGCTGGCAACTGCGCAAAATAAGGCTGATCCTACATCAACTGCTGTGGCATCAGGTACAACTGCTGCTAACGCAGGCAAGCTATACGAAGTAACAAGTCAGCGTGATTTGGTTACTCTTTATGGTAATCCCTTCTTTTATACTACTTCAAATGGTACTCCTATTCAAGGTTACGAACTCAACGAATATGGTCTTCTTGCTGCTTATTCTGCACTCGGCGTCACTAATCGCGTTTACACGTTGAGAGCAGATATTGATCTTGCAAGTTTGGTAGGTCAAACAGGCCGTCCAACTGGCAGACCAGCAAACGGTACATATTGGTTAGATACTACTACATCAACTTGGGGACTCTATGAATTTAACCAGACCACTGGAAAATTTGTTCTTCAAAGTCCTATTGTTATCACTGATAGTGCATTTGTAAGCGCAGGATATCCAGTTAATAGTCTAGGTAACATCGGTGATTATGCAGTAATTGCCACTCCAACTTATGCTTATCCAACTGCAACTAATGCAGGTATGTTCTTTAAGAAGGATAGTACCAATAATTGGAGACGTTTAGGTGGCTCAAACTGGATGAAGTCACAGCCAACTGTTCAGGGTTCAAACAGTAACCCATCATTAACCGCTGGTAATACTTTTACTATTACAGTTGACAGCGGTATAAGTCATACTATCACTGTTCAAAATAGCCCTAACAATGTTGTCTCATTGATTGCTAACCAAATTAACAGTTTGGGTTATGGTTATCTTTCCGCCGGTGTAGTAAGTGGTAAATTGGTAATTTACTCAGCACAGACCGGGCAAAGTCAGAATCCAACTCCTACTGCTCCTCCCAAGATTGTAATTGGAGCAGGTTCAGGCACTGTTCTAAGTGATTTAGGAATCACTGCTGGCACATATTATCAGCCGCAATTTGTTTACGGCACATCTGCAAATCAACCATTATGGCAATCAGGTCAGACTTACCCAGCTCCAACGGGTTCAGTATGGGTCAAGATCGGAGAAGCAGGAAATGGTCTTACTTCATCTATTAAAGAATGGAACGATGCTACTGCAAATTGGGAATCAAAAACTGTATCCTATGCAACATCTGATGCCGCTGCTATTGCAGCAATAGATGCAACAGGCGGCGCCGCAATCCCTGCAGGAACAGTTTATACTCAGTATGCTTTTGGTGGAACATCAAATAACATCGCGCCATTGTATTATTGGGAAAGAATCGCTTCTGGAGCGACCATCGTAACTGCATCAAGTACTCCTAGTTTCATTAACGGTCCATACACAGCAAATGTAACTGTTTCTATTCCGGGATCAAGCTCATACAGTTCATCTTATCCGCTAACATTAGGAACAAACATTACTGCTGGCAATTTTGTTGTTGGTACACGATATACTATTACTAGTGTAGGAAATACTAATTTTACTTTAATTGGTGCTGCTTCAAACACAGTTGGTGTAACATTTACTGCAACAGGAGTTGGAAGTGGAACTGGTACTGCATTCCCGACCGGAAGTGTAACTGCTACTAGCTTTGTAACAGCATGGTCAGCAGCAGGAATTCCATTTACAACAGCACAAGTTCTTGATACTGGTGAAATTCAGCTAATTCACACTCAAGGTGGTGTAATTGTAGTTGATGATATCAATACTATCACTGGATACAGTTGCGGATTGATGGCAGACGCCGGATTTGTAATTGGATCAACGTTGGGTGTTAAAGAAGGACAGCCACCTGTTCTTAACTTTACTCCGCTGCAAGCATCAACTAGTGGCGGTGGATCCGGACTTAGTGTATATGTAACTACTAATGGCAGATATTATAATGTTACTACTACTACTTTCCCAGTTGCAGGAACTGGTTATGTAGTGGGTGACACGGTAACATTTAGTGGTGCAACTTTAGGAGGCACTAGTCCTGCTAACGACCTTGTAGTAAAAGTTGCAGCAACAAATCTTTCAACTGCTGTTACTGCAATTGAAGTTGTTTCAGGCACTGCAGGAGCTTCTTATCCTACACAATTGTCAAATTGGGTAGAATTCAACATGACTGCAAACGCAGGTGCACCAGTTGACATGCCAAGTGATGGAACTGATTGGTTCTATAGTGTAGTTGATCAAGTAGACATCATGGTTCGTGGTCAAAGTGGTTGGTTAGGATATAAGCAAACCAACTACGATCAAAACGGTATGCCAATTAGTGGTGTAAATGCTACTGATCCTAATGGACCTATTGTAAGTGCTTCAATGCCAACTACTCAAAGTGATGGTTCTGCACTAGTATATGGTGATATTTGGATTGACACCAGTGATCTTGAAAATTACCCATTGATCAGCCGCTGGCAGGAAGTTAACAATAAGGATATGTGGGTTTTAGTTGATAATACTGATTCAGTAAATCCAAATGGTATCGTGTTTGCTGATGCACGCTGGTCTACAAATCAGAGTACTATCAATGCATATAATGATCCGTTGTCAACTATCAAGAGTTTGTTGTCAAGCAATAATACTGACCTAGATGCTCCTGATTATACATTGTATCCAGTCGGAATGTTGCTATTCAACACTCGTCGTAGCGGCTATAACGTGAAGCAATGGCAGGGAGATTACTTCAATAGTATTCGCTTCCCGGATATGTCAATTCCAACTAACACTGGAACATGGGTAAGTGTATCAGGACTAGAAGCAAATGGTGCACCGTATATGGGTCGTAAGGCTCAGCGCAATATGGTAGTCAAAGCAATGCGAGCAGCCATTGATACTAACAGTGCAATTCGTGATGAAGACAACGCATTCAATTTGATTGCAACTCCTAACTATCCTGAGCTACAGCCTAACATGGTTGTACTCAATAACGATAGAGGAAACACTGGATTCATCGTAGGTGACACTCCAATGAGACTTCCTGCTACTGCTACAGCAGTTCAAGCTTGGGCAACTAATGCAGCAGGCGCCGCAACTACTGGAGACGAGGGATGTGTAACTCGTGACACATACTTGGGTCTATTCTATCCATCAGGTCTCACTAGCGACTTGAACGGTAATCTCGTAGCAGTTCCACCAAGCCACATGATGATTCGTACTATCTTGCGCAATGATACTGTAGCTTATCCTTGGTTCGCACCGGCTGGAACTCGTAGAGGGCTCATTGACAATGCAACTAATATTGGTTACATTGATGCAATGACCGGCGAATTCATTACTATAAAGACTAGTCAGGGCCTTCGTGATGTCCTATACATCAACGAAATCAACCCTCTAGTATTCTTTACTGGAAATGGATTGTTGAACTATGGTAATAAGACAAGTTATGCAAGTCAGTCTGCACTTGACAGAATTAATGTTGCACGACTCATTGCATATATTCGTCGTCAGTTAACATTGGCCGCTCGTCCGTTTGTATTTGAACCAAATGACAAGATTACTCGTGAACAAATCACAGCAGTAATTCAGTCATTGTTTGTTGATCTTGTTGCTAAGCGCGGCGTATATGACTTCCTAGTTGTATGCGACGAATCAAACAACACTCCAGCTCGTATTGATAGAAACGAACTTTGGGTAGACGTTGCGATTGAACCTGTCAAGGCAATTGAATTCATCTATATCCCTGTTCGCGTATTGAACACCGGAGCTATTGGTAACAATAACGGATAATAAAATGTCTAAACAGCCCTTCGGGGCTGTTTAGAAATAAAGATAAATAAGTATAACAGGAGAATATAAAATGGCAACAGCCTCACAATCATTGTTCAACATGACGGTACCAACTGATAACGCCGGTGGTAATCAGGGCTTGTTGATGCCTAAACTACAGTTCAGATACCGACTAAACTTCTTGAACTTTGGTTTGGGGTCAACTGCAGGTCTTGCGCTAACTAAGCAAGTAATTGATTGCTCTCGTCCTAACGTACAGTTCCAAGAAATCACTCTTCCGGTTTACAACTCAACTCTCTATCTTGCTGGTAAGCATCAGTGGCAGACGTTGACTTGTAACGCCCGTGACGATGCTTCAGGTTCTGTATCTAAGGCAGTTGGTCAGCAAATTCAGAAGCAACTTGACTTTGTAGAACAAGCAAGTGCTGCTACCGGTCAGGATTACAAGTTTCAGCTTAACATGGAAATTCTTGATGGTGGTAACGGTACTGCTGCTCCACAAGTTCTTGAAACTTGGGAAATCTACGGTGCATTCATCCAGACTGCAAACTACAACACACTAAACTATGGTACTAATGACGTAGTAACAATTTCGTTGTCTATCAGATTTGACAACGCAATTCAAGCTCCTCTTGGTTCTGGTGTTGGTGCTGGTATCAATCGTATTGCAAATGGTTCAACTGGTTCTGTAACAGGTATCGGTGCGACTACTTCATAATAGAGATTAAATGTCAGGGTTCTTTCAGAATACACAAAATGATATCGCCGGATTAGCTGGGCTAACTTCCGGCGTTATCCTTAGGGACTATACCCACGCTGCTAAAACTTTCAGAACTAATGCATATGAAAATGCACCAAAGTTAAAGTTTCTATTCCATACATATTTTGATATGAATGTGACAATTGGCAATCAATCTAATTTAGGATTGTTAGTAAAAGAAGTAAAATTACCTAACTATACATTCAATACGACACAGCTTAATCAGTACAATCGCAAAAGAATAGTTCAAACTAAAATCAAATATGATCCTATTGAAATAGTATTTCACGATGATAATGGCAATTTGTCAACAAAAATTTGGGAAGCATACTACCAGTATTATTACAATGACTCTAATTTAATTGGAAATGTAGTCGGAGGTCCAGGGCAACCTGCGCAAGTAGGCGCAAACACGACTAATTACAACAGTAGAAATATCTATGACAGTAATTTAGCCAATGACTTGAATTGGGGCTTCTTAGGTGGCGGAGCATCAGGTACTGCTAAGAAAGTGCCATTCTTTAAGAATATCACCGTATTTGGATTCAATCAACACAATTTCACTGCATACACATTGATCAATCCTATCATTACTTCTTTCCAACACGACACTTATAACTACAGTGAAGGCGGCGGAACAATGAGCAATAGAATGACTATTGATTATGAAACTGTAGTTTATACATATGGCAATATGGATGGTAGAACGCCAGGTAATGTTGTCAAAGGATTTGGTGATCCCAGTCATTATGACACTAATCCTAGTCCTATCGCCGGTCAAGGTAGGGGTACCGTACTAGGACAAGGTGGTCTAGTTGATTCTGTAGGCGGAGCAATTCTATCAGCAAAAAACGGCAATATAGTAGGTGCAGTAGCAAATGCAATGAGTGCATATAATTCATTCAATCAAGTTACTTCACCTAACAATAATGTAGATATAGGAAATGAAGTGTTAAACGGCTTACTACGCACAACATTAGGTAACACTCCTGTATTGAGAAATGCGCAATGGAATATTCCTATTGCGCAATCATCACCTGGTCCGGCTGGTTTAGCAGGAGCATTGACCGTTGCGGCAGCAGTTGCAATACCGGCTATTCTTAGTCAAGGAAGTCAAACCGGAACAAACGGAACGCAATATGCAAATACTACCCCCGCCGGTAGTGCGTTGCCTCCCAATACTAATGCTCCTCAAGATCAGATAAATCCGTATGCAGGTAGACAATATTCAGGTAGTGATTTGGGTTATCAATTGCCATCACCTGTTGGTTTAGTTCAAGACACTGCTTTTGCAGGAACACCTGTTTAAAGATAAATATCTGTATGGCTACTACAACATATAACAACATAGATCAAACAGTACTTGTATTTGACAATTTCTACAACATTAACTTGGTAGTAAATGCATCTGAATACGATGTGGTGTTTTCATATTTCAAAGGCGTATCTGGTAACAACCAAATCGCTGCTAACTTTTCTTCCTTTTTATTTCGTATAGCCCAAGAAGGCGGATACAAAGTATTAGATTTGTTAGAAATAATTAAAGGTGCATCAAACACTCTACAAATGAATAGCGTGATTTGTTACTATCTTAATACCTTTAAGTCAAAAGAAGCACTTTATGGGGTAGGCAATGTTCCACACCCTAATCAGGCGGTGCAGCGTAACGTAGTATTGTGACATGGCTAGGTGGGCACAAGGAGTGTTTACTCCGAAAAATCCAGACAAATATGTAGGAACACATAAACCCAGGTATAGAAGTTCTTGGGAATTGTCAATGATGTTGTTTTTAGATAATAATGACAATATTACGCATTGGGCCAGTGAAGCTATCAAAGTGCCTTATAGAAACCCATTAACAGGTAAACCAACTATATATGTTCCGGACTTTTTTATTGTCTATGAAAATAAGTATGGGAAAAGAGTAGCTGAGATAGTAGAAATTAAACCTAAAAAAGAAACCATGTTAGAGAACAAAACTAGTTCACGCGACCGGGCCATTATAGCAATTAATCATGCTAAGTGGGCTGCATGTTCAGCCTATTGTAAGGCAAATGGAATGAATTTCCGTGTAATTAATGAAGATCAAATATACCACGGAGGCAAACCTCCTAAGAAAAGATAAATAAATGTGTAGTTCGCGGATGGCAGTCCCAACTACTCTAATACTGAAAAGGAGTATCAGCAAATGTATTTAGATAACAAATATACCAAATGGTATTATAATATCGTAAACTCTGCTAAAAATAGAACCTTACTCATTTCTGATTCTGAAACACATCATATTATTCCCGAATCTTTCTTTATCAAACGCAGACGCAAAGGACCTCCCGGATGGCTAGAAGGTAACTCGGAATCTCCGGAAAACAAAGTACGATTGACTGGACGAGAACATGTGTACATTGCGGTATTGAAACAAATATAGGTAACCATAATAGGTGGCGCGGAGATAGATGCAGACTAAATAGCAATACAGTAGGAGAAGACCCATTACAAAAAAATTAGAAGAGTTGTTCCAACTAGCTTCTAGCGATGATAATCCGCTTAGCGACCAACTACCTGAAGTCACTGCTGAAGTGACAGAAAATGCCTTAAGTAATCTAGACAAGATTGAATCAGCATTGCCAGAAGTCCGCGGATTGGAAGCTGCTGATAGTGAAATGGATGAATTAGCTGCAATGGCTACTGCTAGCTACAAAGATTTAGTTGATCTTGGTATGCAAGTAGAATCACGTTTTAGCTCAGAAATATTCAATGCAGCAAGTAGCTTTTTAGGACATGCTATTACTGCTAAAACCGCAAAGATCAACAAGAAATTGAAACAGATTGATTTGCAGTTGAAGAAAGCTCAACTTGATCTTAAAACATCGGCAAAGAACGAAGAACTAGACAATACACCATTAGGTGAAGGCCAAAGCTTAGACCGCAATGAACTACTTAAGTTGCTGATCAGCAAAAATAAAGACCAATGATAAATATAATATAAAGTAATTACAAGGATCCACAATGCGCTCATTGAAACAATTTATTGTAGAAAGTGTACACACATACAACTACACTATTAAAATAGCCGGCACGGTTGATAACACATTCTTAGACATGTTCAAGCATAACTTGAGCAAGTTTGATCCTGTAAAAATTTCAGATCCAGTAAGCACTCCAATTCAAAAAGATCCATATGGATTTCCTGGTATCAAAAACGAACCAGTTCATATCATTAAATGCGAATTTCGTTATCCCGCAACCGAACCCATGATTCAACAACTTGTTCAGTTATTGGGTTACAATGTGAATATGGTTCGTGTGATTGGTTCAAACTTTGATGATAGCATTAATAGTGAAGCAGAAGGTTATGCTAACGAGGCTGATCACAGTCCATTGTTGACACATGAAGAACTAGAAGAGCAACCGGGTGCAAAAGAAGCTAATAAAAATTATTCAAATCGTTATCTAGACAGCATCAAAAAGCAATCAGAAGGTGATACGATTGAAATTCCGTTTGACGGTAAAAAGACACCAACTGTATTTGATCCATTCAAGCCAGATACATATGTTGATAAAAAGGGGCAGACTAGTCCAATGAGTAAAATTACTCTTCCTGCCAAGCCAAAAACTGGCGCACAACGAGGATAACTTATGAAAGACTTAATCAGTAAACTTACTAACCTTGAAGCAACTGCTCCTAAAGAAAAGAAAATGCTAACGGAAGATAGTGTTGCTACTGCAAAAGAAACTAAGCCTTCATTTAAGGATGTGTTTGAAAGTATTGCAGGTATGAAACCAATTCCAGTAGTAGGAAAAGAAGGCGGCAGTCAGCAAACTGGTGCAGGTTTCGTAAATGTTACTGATCCAAATCTACAGAACTTAGGTAAAACAATAGGCGATCTTGCAGCACAAAAGAAATTGCAAATTGTAGTTCCTACTCAAGGACAAACTTTAGGCACGATCAAACCAACTAACCAGCCTATGTCAGGTCAGCAAGTGCAACCAAATCAAGCAGGTGTAACCGGTCAGCCACAAGTTGGTCAGATGCAGATGAAAGAAAAAGATGAAGGTAAGCCAGGTAAGAACTTTGCTAAGATTGCAAAGGGCGCAGCTAAGCGTTATGGTAGTAAAGAAGCTGGTGAACGTGTCGCAGGCGCAGTTCGTGCAAAGCTAGCAAAGCAAGGTAAGCTTGAAGAAGAACAGATTGATGAGCTATCTCGTACTACAGTTAGAAACTATGTCAAGAAAGCCGAAGCGGATCTTGACACTTCACGACGAATGATGGCAGCTGCCGCGAAACGCAAGGGTATTCCCGTTGACCAAGAGTATGAATCACCTAGTGCTTCAGGAATGTTTAAGCGTCAGATGAAGCGTTACCGAGGGCTAGACGATGCTGATTATAAACTCAATCCTGACGGTCGTCAAGTTCCGGTCAAAATTCCTGCTAATGAAGGTGCAAAAGTTGATCGTATGGTCAAGCACATTGAAAAGTCAGCGCGTGACCTAGGCAAGTCTAAGGACAAAGCAGAAGATATTGCTTGGGCAACTGCTAACAAGCGCGGAATGCTTGACAACAAAAACAAGAAGAAAATGAAGGAAGCTGATATTCCTTCAACTCAAGGCATTGATACTAAGGGTGCTGGCTTAGGCGCTGGCCGTAGTATGACTACATTAGAAGCAAAAGAACCTCAAGTTGAAGTAATTGACAATGCTTTTAATAGAGAAAACTATAAAGATTTGATCGGTAAAAAGTATCCTAAATCAAAAGCTCCTGCATATGCTAGAGTAAAAGAAATTAGTGAGGGCGCGAAGCCTGACTTTCTTGATCTTGACAAAGATGGTAACAAGAAAGAACCAATGAAGAAGGCAGCAGCCGACAAGAAAAAACAAAAGGTGAAAGAATCTATGAATCACAGAATTAGTGCAGCCCGCTTGGAGGGCAAGTCACACGGTCTCAAGGGTCATGCACACTGTGGCAAGAGCTTTGAGGACCTAGAAGAAAGAAAAGCATATTGCGAAGGCTACAAAGAAGGCCTAGATGAATGCTATGGCATGGGAGTCTATGAAGATTCAATGCCTGCTACACTAGGTGGTATGGCTGATCAGGCAATGGATGAGGCTTCTATGGTAACACCACAGGTAGCAGCAGACTATATTGGAAAGCGTCAGCAGCAAGGTGCTCAAGGTTTTAAAAACTCTGGTTTGAAGGCTCCAAATTGGGATGTAAGAAGTCAGATTGGTAAACGTGCCTTTAATAGAGCAGGTATTGAAATGGGCGAGGGTGAAATGGAAGAAGGCAACGCATTCACCGCAGCACTTGCAAGAACACCAAAGGGCGGTAAGTTTAAAGTAGGCGGAAAATCATTCACTGATCATTCAAACTATGATTCAAGTTTAGATGAATATGCATTTGAATCATGGAACAAGCAACTCAAGGATTTAATCAACGAGGGCATTAGTGTATCGGTTTCTAAGGGACTTGAGGGCGGACATGATAGTGCTACTGTAACTGCAACTGACGGTGATTCTGACAAATTAATGGCATTAGTAAAAAGTGCGGGTCTTGGTGTATTCGGTGCTGAAGAAACAAACAACGATTATGGATCAGCCACTGGTTCACCGGAGCACGGTGGCATTAAAGTAGTCGGTGACCACGATGGCATGATGGGTATCATGAAGAAGCTAGCTGGAGTTGAGAAAAATGGCACAGATGATTATGCTGGCGAAGAAGGTTGTGGCTGTGAAAGTGAAGATGGAGCAGTAGAAGAATCAACTTGTAATGAATGTGGCATGATGGAAGGCCAGTGCAAATGCCATGAAGGCAATGAAATGGTTGATGAGATGGAATCAGAAGACCAAATGACTTACAAGATGGCTGAAGAAGCCGGAGTGCAAACTGATGCACAAGCCGACGAAGAAGATGAATCAAAAGAAGATCAAGCATTAGCAACATCTGACAAAGCAGAAGATGAAGAAGATGAGCTTGAAGAATCATTCGCATTTGAAAGTCTTTTAAGAAAGCTTAATGGATTACATGAGTCTAAAGAAGATGAAAAAGTTTGTAAGCACTGCAAAAAAAATCCTTGCGAGTGTGACGACGAAGAAGACGTAACAGAAGACCTTAACGAATGGGCTAACCAAATTGGTAAAGACAAGGCAGGTAAGGGCACTGATGCACAGTTTGAGCAAGATATGGACTTTATGACTAAAGTAATCTCCGGTGGTCTTAACAAGCTTAAGTCAACTGGTCAGACAACCATTCCTGTTATTGCAGGACAAGAAAATCGCACTTACAACGGTCCCGTTGATTGGGCAACTCTTGCGGGTATCAAGAAAGCATAAGAATATAACTACCACATTATGCTGAAATAGCCGGGCTTGACCCGGCTATTTTGTGGCTTCATAGTACTAACCAAATTGATAAATAGATTATAATAGGTGATTACAAACATGGCCCAACAAAATATCAATATCGGTACATTCCCCGATGATCCAAATGCTGATGCAATTAGAACGGCGTTTACAAAGGTACAAGAAAACTTCACCGAACTTTATGCAAGTATCGGTAGACAGACTGTATTATCGGTTAATAAATCTCCTGGCGCAGGTATTACAGTAAATTCTCCTACAGGTAATGTAGTTGTTTCCGCCAACATTGCGTGTGTTCAGGTTCGCACAAATACTCTTGCAATAGGTATTGGTTCTAACACTGCGCAATATGCATGTGTCACTCAGTCAACACAAACACTTTTCGTTGATCTTCCGGCTAACGTAACTGGCATAAGCAATATTACATTGACCAATGCAGTAGTTGCAAACTATGTCAATGCCAATATCTCTCTGAATTCACCTAACTTAGCTGCGAATGCTGCTACTATCGGAAATGCTACTGCTAATACACGATTTGGTAATGGTACTATAAATGCTACTGGTAACGCTAATGTAGGTAACTTAGGATTTGGTGCAGGACAAATTATAGGTACTGGTAACATTACCGCAGGTAACGCTAACTTAGGCAATCTAGCAAGAGCTAATTATGTAAACGTAAACAATCAAATTAACGGCAATATCGGCAACTTCAGTGGTAACATAATAGCTGCAAATGCTAACCTTGGTAATTCTGTAGTTGCTAATTTCTTTACTGGTGACGGTAGATATCTTACTAATGTTCCTGCGCTAGCTAACAGTCTCATTGTGAATGGCACTAGCTTTGCCAATATCAGTACACCTGACGGAAACCTCACTGTCGGTATCGGGGGTTCAGCGAATGTAGCTAACTTTACATCAACTGGTCTTAATGTATATGGTACAGGCAACTTCGCCGGTAATCTTTCTGCACCAAATATCATTGGTAATTTAGCTAACGGTAATACTAGTATTACAATGACGTTAAATGGTAACATTAGTTTGAATGCAGCAGGAAGCACCGCAGAAGTAGTTATAACTGGAACAGGTATTAATGTTGCTGGTACTGCTAATATAGTAGGTGTATTAACTGCTAGTAACATCTCAGGTGAAGGTGGAAACATCACTGGTATCAATGCAAACAACATTAGTTCTGGAACATTAGCACAAGCAAGACTAGCCAATTCTACTTTCACTATTAACGGAAACGTAATCACGTTGGGTGGTAGCAATACAATTACTGCTAATACAACACAAACACATTCCAATGGATCATATATTACAGGTGGTTCGTTTAACGGTGGCACCGCAGTAACTTGGGCTGTAGACGCCGCTACTACTGCAACAGCCAGCAAAGTTGTTGCGTATGATGTTAATGCAAATGTAAGTGCAAATAATGTAAACGCAACTCAACTATACGGTAATGGTATTAATATTACCAATGCTAATGCAGGTAATTTGACAGGGACATTAGCAAATACTGTAGCAAATACTATCGCTAATGTCGGTAACATTCTAGTAGGTAACTATAATGCTACTATTGGAAACAATGCAACTATCTTAGGTGCAAACGCTGCTAATTTGTCAAACATTAATGCAACAGCTATTACGTCCGGTACATTAGCACAAGCAAGGCTAGCCAATAGCTCATTGACAATCAACGGAACATCGGTAGCATTAGGTGCATCAGCTACAATCACTGCTAATACAACGCAATCTCTTTCTAATGGATCGTATATTACAGGTGGATCATTCAATGGTGGCACTGCAATAACTTGGGCGGTAGATGCAACGACCACTGCCACTGCAAGTAAGATCGTCGCTCGTGATGCTAATGCAAATATCAATGGCAACAATATTAGTGCAACTACTTTTATTGGTAGTGGTGCAAACTTGACGGCAGTACCTGCAGGAAATCTATCAGGAACTATCCCATCTAGTGTATTGGGTAACAGCACAGTTTATGTGGGTACCACTGGAATCGCATTAAATCGTGCTTCTGCATCACAATCATTGACCGGAGTCAGCATAGACGGTAGCGCTGGATCAGCAACTACTGCTGGCACAGTAACCGCTAATGATCAACCTAACATCAATACAGTAGGTATATTAACTAATTTAACAGTCGGCAATGCTACTGCAAACACAGTATTTGGCAACGGTACTATTAGTGCAGCAGGGAATATCACAGCAGGAAACTTAATTGGTCCTCTTGCAAATGGTACATCAAATGTCAATATTCCCACCGCTAGCGGAAACGTAAATATTACTGCCGGAGGCACTACTTCATTAGTTGTAACTGCAACGGGAGTAAATGTAGCCGGTACATTAAATGCAACTGGTATAATTTCAGGTAGTGGTGCTGGACTAGTAAGTATTCCAGGCGCAAATGTAACAGGAACAGTATCTAACGCAAACATAGCTAACTTAGTAAGAACAAATACTAGCACAAATACTACCGTTTACCTATTAGGAACATCTACATTAGCTAATGCTAATATAGCACCTGAAAAGGTATCTGGAATTTTTGCTAACATGGCAGCAAATAGTATTACTGCCACCACCTTCAATGGTAATTTGTCAGGCAATGTTTCTGCTACTACTGTTGCAGGCAATCTCACTACATCGGCACAGCCAAACATCACTAGTTTGGGCAATCTAGCAGTAGCGAACGTTGTTGGTCTTGCCAATGTAGGTAGTTTAAATGTTAACGGAAAAAGTAACTTAGGGCCTGTAGGTAATGTGACAATCACTGGTGGCACTAGTGGTTACTATTTGCAGACAGACGGAACAGGAAATATTTCTTGGCAACCAGTAACAGTATCGGCAGGCACTAGTATTCTTAATGGATCTAGTAATGTTATAGTTGATCCAAGTGGAAATGTACGAATAGGTGTTTCTGGATCACCAAATGTAATAAGTGCAAATAGTTCTACTGTAACTATAGCAGGAAATTTAATTTCTGGAAATGCTAATCTGGGTAATGCGGTAACTGCTAATTATTTTAATGGTATACTTTCTGTTACAAGCAATAACCAGTCTAATATTACCACTGTAGGTACATTGACTAGTTTAACCGTCGCCGGCGCGACAATATTCAACAGCACTAGTAATTTAGGTCCAATAAGCAATGTAACAATCACTGGTGGCGCAGCTAATTATTTCTTGAGAACCGATGGTACTGGAAACCTAAGCTGGATTAACGCTACAACATTAACTACTGCTCCTGGTACAAATACACAGGTGCTGTTCAATGATGCTGGTAGTTTTGCAGCTAACGCAAATCTTACATTTAACAAGACGAATGGTAATTTGTCAGTTGGTGGAAACCTAAACGTAACTAAAGATGTGGTATTGAGTACTAGTAACATCAGCGGAGTAAACGTATTAACGGCAACTTCTATTGCAGGCACACTAACTACTGCCGTACAAACTAATATTACTTCAGTGGGTACTCTTACTGCACTTGTAGTAACAGGGACTACTACCGCTAACAACTTAAGTGCAACTAATTATGCAAATGCTAAAATTACAACATTGTCAACAGGTACATTAACTGCTTCTAACTCAGCAATAAATGTAACACAAAATTGGAATAATGCGTCTGCAACCTTTACTGGCATTGTAGAAAATATAACTGATACTGCAAGTGCTACTAACTCATTATTACTTGATTTGCAAGTAAACGGCATTAGTAAGTTTAATGTCAACAAAGCAGGGCTAATAACAGGCGATGGCGGAAATGTCAGTAATGTTCCTGGTTCCGTAGTTACTGGACAAGTCGGTAACGCACTAGTAGCAGGAACAGTGTATACTGCATCACAACCTAACATTACTGGCGTGGGTACAATTACAACTGGTATTTGGAATAATAACATCGGTTCAAGTGCTACTTTTGCAGCAGGTTTAAGCGGGGCAAACTTAGCTTCTCTGAATGCAAGCAATATCAGTTCCGGAACATTAGCACAGGCAAGGTTAGCTAATAGCTCATTGACAGTAAATGGTGTAAGTATTTCATTGGGCGGCACCGGAACAATTACTGCTAATACCAATCAAGCATTAACATTGGGTAACTATTTAACGGGTACATCATTTAATGGTGGCACTGCGGTAACTGCAACCGTCGATGCCACTACAACATCAACTGCAAGCAAAGTAGTTGCCCGTGATGCAAATGCAAATATCTACGCTAACAATGCAATCTTTAGCAATGTGAGCGGTAACGGTGCTGCATTAACTAGCTTAAATGCAAGTAATATTACATCAGGTGTTATCGGTGCTTTATATGTTCCAACATTGAATCAGAACACAACTGGGTATGCTGCTACAGTAAGTAGCTCATCACAACCAAACATTACGAGCGTAAGCAATAGCTTCACGGGATTAACTCTTGCTGCCAATGGCAATATTACATTAAGTGGTAATAGTAGTCAAATAACCGGTGCTAATTTAATCAGTGCTACAAACCTTTCGGGTACACTAGCAGCAGGTCCCCAGACAGGAATCAATGCAGTAGGTACATTGACTGGCTTGGTTGTTAGTGGATCCGTTAGTGCTAGTAATATTACTATAGGTACTAATGGCAATGTTACATTAAGTGGTACTAGCAGTCAAATTACTGGTGCTAATTTAATCAGCGCAAGTTTCTTGTCTGGTAATGGCGTTGCTATCTCGGGAATGAATGCAAGCAACATAACTAGCGGCGCTCTGCCGTCAGCTATTTCAAATCAGATTTCAAATATAGGTACAATAACCGCAGGATCTATTCCTGGTACATTAATAACAGGTACTGTAGCTAATGCAACATTAGCTAACGTGGCAAATTATCATGTACAGTCTGCGCAGACGACTGGCACTTATTACTTGTCTCTTGCTAATGCTGCAACATCAAGTAATGTATCACTAAATGCAAACACTAACATTAACGTAGCAGTAGCAACAGGTACACTAAATGCTACTGCATTTGCGGGCAGTGGCGCAAGTCTCACGAACCTTAATGCAAGCAATATCACTAGTGGTGTTATCGGTTCTGCATATGTGGCAACATTAAATCAGAACACAACCGGGTATGCAGCAACAGTAAGTAATGCCATACAGCCTAATATCACAAGTGTAGGCACATTGAGTTCATTAGCTATTACTAGTGGTGCTACAACTAAGTTAACCGTAACCTCAAATGCAGCTCCTACTACTGACATGGTAGTTATTACTAATGCAGGTCAACCTGTAACGACAGCAGGGGTAAATGGTATTAATGTCACTTACGCCGGCGGAGCAGCAGCAGTAGAAGCTAGTGCATTTAGAACAGACTTTACTCCAGGAAGTACCACAGGCGGTACTTGGAATGGAATACGATTTGTTCCATCAAGTAATGCTGCAACCGGCGTCAACATGAATGGTATAAAGATTGACGCAATACCAGGTGGATCGGGTTCTGGTAATGAAAGCGCGATCTATGTGGGAGCAAACTGGGATAATATTGTTAACTACAACGGCACCTCAGTTATATATGGTAATGGTTTTGTTAACGCTTCTCAGTTGTCAGGTTCATTGCCTAATGCAGTAACAAATGCAATCAGCAATGTAGGTACGGTGATTACAGGATCTATTTCGGGTTCATTGATTACCGGCACTGTAGCAAATGCTTCGTTAGCTAACGTAGCAAATTATCATGTCCAAACTGCACAGACAACAGGTACGTATTATTTGTCACTAGCCAATGCTGCAACAACAAGTAATATCTCATTAAACGCAAATACTAACATTAACGTAGCAGTAGCAACAGGTACACTAAATGCTACTGCATTTGCGGGTAGTGGTGCTGCTCTTACAGGTCTAAACGCAAGCAACATCACCAGTGGTGTTATCGGTTCTGCATATGTAGCAACATTAAATCAGAACACAACTGGTTATGCAGCAACAGTAAGCGGAGCTACTCAAGCTAACATTACCTCAGTAAATGATAATTTTGATCACTTGACACTTAAGGCAAATGGCAATATTACATTAAGTGGTGCTAGTAGTCAAATTACTGGCGCTAATTTGATAAATGCAACTAACATTACAGCAGGTAATATCACCGGTGGTAATGCAAATGTTTCTGGTCAACTGATAAGCATAGTAGCAACAGGTACTGCACCGTTTGTCGTGACCTCAACCACTACTGTAGCCAATCTATCAGTCGCTAACGCAACATTTGCAACAACTGCAGGCTCAGCTACATCAGCTACTACTGCTGGATCAGCTACCACATTTACTAGCACAACACAAAACTCGCAATTTAATTCGATCGGTGCAGGAACCCCGGGATCAGGAACCGCAGGTGAAATTCGTGCAACTAACAACATTACTGCATATTATTCATCTGACGAAAGACTTAAAGAAAATATTCGTCCGATTGAAAATGCACTAGATAAAGTTAATAGTATCGGTGGTAAAACATTTGATTGGACAGATGCATATATCAGTGAACATGGCGGCGAAGATGGATATTTTGTAAGAAAAGCTGACTTCGGTGTTGTTGCGCAGGATGTCCAGAGAGTATTCCCACTTGCAGTGCGTACTAGAGATGATGGCACATTAGCAGTTGATTATGAAAAACTATCTGCACTTTCTTTACAGGCAATAGTTGAGCTTAATCAAATTGTATTTGAGCTAAAGAATGAACTTGATAATTTAAAAGGAAGGTAATAGTATATGACAATAGTTTCTAGTGGGCAGGTTTCTTTGGGCGGCAACACAGTAGTAGGTAACCTAAATCAATCTGTTGAATATGAGATTTTTTCCGCCGGACTAGGTTACAACACTAACGGCAATGCACAAATTTCATTTAATGATGCAGCAGTTCGTACATTATCTGGTACTACATCAGGTGCTCAAATCTCATTCACTGATGTATATGGAAAGACTGCATTCGCGCCGGTTACCAACACCTACACTACTGGATCAGGAATCAACACTGTCCCCACTGGTGCATCACAGTTGAAAATAGAAGTATGGGGAGCCGGCGGCGGCGGCGGTAAAGGTTCAACTGTTTGTATCTCCAACGACGGCGGCGGCGGAGGTGGCGGCGGCTACAGCACTAAAACGTTTACATTGACCTCAGCAAATTGGGGGCAAACAATAAACTTTTTAGTAGGTACTGGTGGTATTGGGGCAACTGCGAGTGCAGGAGGAAATGGTACATCTTCTACTGTAACTAATAATACTTTTGGTACTGCAATAAACATGGCTGCGAACGGTGGCACTGGGGGTAAAGGAGGAAACAGTGGAGGAGCAGTTGGTACAGGCGGCACAGCTTCAGGCGGCACTACCAATACAACTGGCGGGGGTGACGGTGTTACCTTCACTCGTACTGGCCAGAGTTCTCCTAACGGCGGCGGCCAACAAACTGCTAGTGCCGGCGCAGGAAATCCTCCGGGCGGCGGCGGCGGCGGCAGTGCGTTTGGAGCAACACCAGCAAATGGTGGT